CTAGAAGCCGATCGATATCCAATAGAAACCATCGTTACTGTGGCTGGCATCCATCGCGCCGGAAATAAAGTCCGCCATAAAGATTCCGGTCGCGATGTTGAAGCCCACCGTTTCCATGATCAATTTGCCCGCATTCACATCGGCAGTGCTGTTGGATAGCGATGCCATCGCCCACACACATGCATTGGGAAACTGAATCGGCCAGGTCACAGCGTAGGTCTGATCCTTTCCTAGACCCCCGGTAGGAAACAACGCACCCCATTGCACCGTCGCCGTGATGAGCCCCCGATTCACGTCCAGGAATGGAACCTGCGCATAACCGCTGCCCGCCATCAATCCTTTGAATAGCGCAGTGAAAGCCTGCAAGGCCGCGATGTTCCCGATATTGGTGTCCTGGCGCTGCTTCAGAAACGCAGTCCGATTCGCAAGCTGCTGATGGGGCTGATTCGAGAGTCCGATACCTCCGAAGCTCGCCCCACTAGCTGCGCCTTCCACGGCATCGGTCGCCTGGATCTCATACACCTCGTTGGCGGTGAAACTCGGAGTGTCAATCAATAACACCATCGCGGCTCTCCTTGGTTCGACTTCGACAAGATCTTAGAATGTCAGCGTCCAGACCCCGCTCAGACTCATGCTCGAGGTAAACACGATGGGGCTAATGGTCTTTCGCGCCAGTATCGGAGTCGGCTGCGTCGTCCCGGGCAGCACCACCGTGGTCTTGTTTGCAAACAACCCTAACTCTTGAATGGTGATTCCCACGGCGCCGGTATCCGCAGTGCCCAGACTCCAGTTGAAAGTGACACTGCCTGCTCCGTCTTCCGAATGCGAGTCGAGCGACTTGTAGTATGCAGGGGTGGTCAGGCCGGTATCTGTGAGTGCGGGCGTGCCGGCGCCCGATCCGAATCCCACCGCGGCCGCAAACTCTCCGCTGGTGTCGCCGCCCATCAAAGCCGCCAACGCGGGAAGCCCTGCATTCACGAACAAATTGTGATCTTCGATAGTCGCGATGAGCCGGTAGTCCTCGAACAGTTCAAAGCGCACGACTCCACGTGGCCGCGATCTCTCCGTTACGGAGGAAACAGACGGCCTTGATAGTTCATTCGATAGCTTCATTAATTCCTCCACCCTCAGTAATCAATTTTGTGACTCGACAACCGTCGGTATGCGAAAGTCCCGCTCCTATCCGCCTTGCAGTACCGCGTTGCCGTCGACTAGCAGGGCCGAGTCAGCGACGGCAGGCTCGTTGACGCCATAGGTAATTCCGCTATGGAGGTAATGTGCGGAGTAAAGCGGGACTGCGGGCCCGTACGAATCCCGAACCGGCGGCAATATGATTGCCATCGTTAGCGCCACGTCCGAAGGCTCCGGTCCGGTGTCGAGTTGATAGCTGACAATGCCACTCACAGTCAGGCCATCGCCGGGTGTGGACACGGAATCATCAACCGCCGGCAACACGAAAACCAGCGAATCCAGCAGCGACCGCGCGGGCTTGAAGAAATTTACCGCCGCAATGGCAGTAGCAGGAACACCAGGATCGACTGTCTGTTCCGCTTGAACCTGAATCATCACGCGAAACACAGCCCACCCCTCATTGGAAGGATATTGACTGCCGCCCCAACTCGCTTGCCCCTCAAGAATCGATATACTCGCCCAACCCAGTGTCGCGAGCGCAGTTTTGATCGACCATGGCGTTCCGCGGTAACGATGCAGCTGAATCGCCATTTTTATCAACGCGCGCTGCGCCGCGATGGCGTCGCTCTGCTGAATTCCCACCAACGAGGAAGGCTCTGTTAACGTGTCGATGTCGATCAGTGCGTCGACATCGGTGATGGCGTCGACACTGGCGATTATCGGCGCAACTGTCTGCCAGAGCGGCGAGATAATGTCGAATTGCCAGCCCAGAAAGGGCAAGGCAGTAGCCGGAACCGAATCGATTCGATAGACTAGCAGTGGCGTCAGATCAATGTCGCCGAGCCGCTCGATCAGAACCATCAAAGCCTGGCTCCTGGCGTCATTTATCGACTGCGGAATTTGAAGTTCAGGCACTTGTTAGTCCTGTTATTTGTTCGCTATATCTCGCGGCCTAGCTGTGTTCGGTGCTAAGAGCCTGAGCAAGCGCGATGTTGGTACAGTTGGCCCACTGACCCGCGGTCAGCTGCGTATATATGGGTGCGCTCAGAGTCACCTCGTAGACCCCAGCCACCGAAAGGGCCGTAATAATCTGACTCGGCACAATGTCTCTTTGAATTTCTGAAGCAAGCTCGATCGCGAACTGCTGGATTGCCGTAGCGGCGGCCCCCATAGTCTGAGTTGGATCTACGTCGGAGTATAAGGTGATCGTCGCATTTATCTGATAGTCGATCTCCGTCACCGATGACGTAACCACGGTATCGGTTAGCGGCCTCACCGTATCCGCGGTGAGCGCAGCCTGGACGCTCGACAACAACGCTGAACCTGCAATCCCGGTCGCGTTCGGTGCGGCCACCGGTTGCACGGCCACCGGACCGGTGAGAACGTAGACATTCACGGTACCAGGTGCGGGACTAACTACCTGCACGTCGATGATGGAAGGATCCACACCTAGAGCGAAAAATCGATAAGCACCGGCTGGGCCTGCCGAGCTAAATTGATTCGGCGCGGCCTGAATCCTCGTGCGCAGATGATCATCGGTTTCGGGCGCCGAACCGCCCGAGCTGGTGCTGGTGTTACTCGCGGAGGAAATCAACGCACTGGGATTCAGTAACACACTAATTTGACCGGCCAGGAAGCCGTTTCCAGCCATTCCCGCGACGGTAGCAGTTGCATTCGCGGTAGCACTGGTGCTAGCGGCGCTGATGACAACGTCCGCATTGGTGGCGAACACTACCTGGCCGTCGCCACTACCCACCGACGTCCCCGCGGCGATTGTTACATTGATTGTCAAGGGATTCGAAAGGGTGAACTCTATAGTCGTGGTGGCTGGTTGCGCCTGCAGGCGGGTAACTCCAACCAGACTGCCCAGATAGTCGATCATCGGAAAGATGGCAAAGGCTAGAAGATTCTGTTGACCTGCATACTGAATTGCGTTGCGCACCAGCGACTCCCGGTAGGCATACAAATCGATCAGCAGCCGTTCCACCTGTGCCGGCTGCAATACCCGGCCCGACGCCGATTCAAAAGCAGAAATCATGTCGGCCAGGATCAAGTTAGGACTGGTACCATCGGCATCATCGACGAACACCGGCGCCGGCAATGAAGGGATACCCTGCGCCATCACACACCTCCTGAAAGAACGACCACCGTAACCCGGGGCGAAGAAGCCTGCCCCGCGAGTTTAAGTTGCCATGCTATAGAGACATTCAAGTGAGCTTCCGATTGAGAACTACCGTCGCTCGCAGGTGTTACGCTTACTGATTGCAGAGCGACTCGGGGTTCCCACGTCACAATTGCCGCGCTGACTTCGCGCACGATAGACGGAATCGCGACGCTGATTGGATTGTCGATGTATCGCCACAGGTCGGCGCCAAAAGTCGGACGCAGCGGGTCCGAGCCTGGAGGTGTGGTAAGGATAATCGCGATACATTGGTCGATGTCATTGATTCCCTGAACGACTCCACCGATCACTCCCAGCTCCAAGGACCAGTCTACCGATATGATATCGGCGAAAGTTGTAGCTCCCGCGCTCATCGTCGACCCTGGCGAAGCGAATCGATCTCGCCGGCATTTCGTCTTCTAACATTTGTCATCGCTACGTCTCTCATTTACCATCAAGGAAGCAACGGGTGCACCGTGACTCCGGCCGGGAGAATGGTGACATAGGACGGCTCCGATTGAAGAGTGATCCCGGCCGGTGCATTTATAGTCACCGCGGCCGTGGCACCTCCGAGCATCGAAAAGCTGTGCGTCACCGCATCGTATTTAATGACGGTCCCATCGCTAAAATCTATCGTCAAAGAATGCGCCGCCGAGTCGTAACCGACCGCAGCTCCATCTTCGAAGTCAAGCGTCAGCGCGTGATGTCCACTGTCGTACTTGAAGGCGGTGGTATCTTGAAAGCTCAACGCCAACACGTGCGCCGCGCGGTCATACTCCACCGCGGTTCCGTCCTTAAACCCGAGGTGGAATTTATCAGCGCTCTGAACAGGAGTGGCGTCGACCGTCGAGTAAATGGCACCCAGCACTACTCCCGCTTCATCTCGCTCATCCATCAGGCATATAACTTGTTCGCCGATGTCCGGCAGCCAATAAGCTTTATCGTTCTGCGTCTTGGGCACCACGACCGGAAGCCAGTAGCTAAGCATTTGATCGAATTCGTTGAACGTAACTCTCAGGCGGCAAAGCGACAGATCCTGATCCTGAACAATCCCCAGCCGCAGTGTGGAAGGCTGTGGGTCGGATGCATTCTCAGGTCGGGTCCCAAACAAATTAAAAGACACGACTGACCTCCAGGCGAGTTGTATAACCATGAACCCGATCGAGTCGATGATTGGCGACCAAAACGATATAAACCCCATCGAACTCGCCAAATCCAGTTAGGTTCACAGTAATGCCCGAGGCCATCGCGATTGAGCCAGGCATCACCAGCGTGGCGTCGATGAACCACATATTACTCGCGTTTAAAGCGGCTTGAGCCTTGAGTAACGCTTGCGGCCCATTTTCGCATCGCGACACGATTTTTAGGATGTCGGCGGTTACAACCGGCGCAATTGCCGATGCATTCTGAACGATCAGCGATTTGCTCGTCAGGTTGTGGTAAGCGACTTGTGCGCTGCGATACGTACTGTGCGTACGGTTACGGAATTCGAAGCGTTCGAGGCCGGTCCTATCCAGCGTTTGCACGGGTATCAAAGCTTCGAGGGTGACGCGGGAATAAAACACCAGGATCGAACCTCGTACAGTGAAATCATAGCCCTGCTCGATTGCGAGGCGTTTCAAAAACCCCAAGTCGGTCTCGTGCTTCTGCGTCAATCTTTCGAATACGACGTCGATCACGTCCGGTGCGCTGACTACCACGAGCCCGTACTTTGCGGCCAGCGTTTGAGCTATTCCAAGGAGAGTCTGACCTTCGTATCCCACGCTGTTGCGCGTACGCATGGCGGGAGTGACAAAGGCCGCCAGACATCGCATCGTAAAAGTATCCGGAGGACCGGCTAGTTCTAACTGATCGATTTGGAAGTCGCCACACGGTAGCAGCCCTTCGCCGCGATAACCCATCGCCAGGTTCAGTTCGTCGCCCAGCGATGGATACCATGTTGTTTGCCATTTTCGATCATGGTCTTCGATCAGCAGCTCGACCTCACCGGAGAGCGCGGAAAGGTTGTCCGTATAGCTGATGCTGAGAACCATCGTCGAAATGTCCGTGGTAATGTTGATCCCCGCATACGTCAACACCCATTGAGGGGATCGCACAGGAAACGAAATAGCTGCAGCCATGATCTTACAACCTGTTCTACGATTGCGCCTGTTTCCACGGCGGCAAATCCGTTGCGACCACGCTGGCCTTCTGCAACACTGGAATGAGCACCGTCATTCCTGCTGAGAGTACAGGTTCGATCGGTATGGTCGGATTGGCCATCACGATAGTGCCTAGAAGAGTGGCGTCTCCGTAGTAGTTCCACGCCAGCAGATCCCAGCGATCGCCAGCCGCACTAATATGTGTAAGGTATTGAGGACAGCTCACTCGGCACTCCTGACTATGACGGAGGTCGGAACATCGTCGGGAAGCAGGACCGCACTCGAAGGTCCCGAAGGCGCGACTAATGCGGCCAGGGCCGACAGGCCCCCGGATGCAAGCGTCACGGCGCTCGAGCTGCTTGAGCTCGCAACCGAAGCGACTGCCAGTGGAATAAATGCTGCAATCGGAGGCGCGGCAACGTTTACTTCGAGCGGAGACTCCCGCAGGCTCAGTCGAACTGTTATGGCCTGGATATCTCCCACACCGCTGAGTTGGCGCGACACTGTATCAATTCCGATGATCACGAAGTACCCGCGAAAGTCTCCATTCCCGAATATCAAGGGTAGCGCCGCGTGAGTCGAGGCCGCCTGCTGCAACACCAACAGACTGGCAGCCGGATTCGTAAAAGAGAGATGCAAGAGCATCTCAAGCCGAATCGTTAACAGGTCATCCGCCAGCCATTGCAGCCGCGGCCGAGCCTGAACCACCCGCTGTTCCGCATAGTCGTAGCTGCGAGAATCGCTAAACGCTTCGGGTGAGCCGACTACCTGAAACGGAATGTCTCCTAAGATCGCAAACACTAAAACTCAGTCCTTTGACGCCGCTGCAGCTCGCGCGACCATTGTGTGTAAATGGCTTCGCGATGCTCTTCGAGCGCCGCCTTGACCCGATTCTCTACGTCATCGGGTTGGCAGGCGTTTATGACTATCGTGGGGGTCGAGTTAATCGTCACCGCATCAGCACCAACCGTATTTGGTCCAGGCTGGGAGGGCAAAATGCTAGCTATCGCGGGCGCCGCGAGAAGTTGAGCGCTAAGCATCGCAATCGCCGCCGCCGTGCGCAAAGTCGCAGGTCGTGAAGGACTGTCGCCCCAGACTCCCGGCTTATTCAACAAGGCGAGCACCGGAGGCAACCAAGGAATTAGCCTCGAAGACCCAGGGCCGTTCAAACGGCCGCTGGTTCCTCTGCGCGATACTCCATTTCTGGCCAGTTCCAGGTCGCTTTTACTGCCCTCTTCCGGCCCGATCATGACCGACACCAGCTCGCCGATCATACTAGCGGTCTCGCCCGAGACGGCGGAGGCCAATCGTCTTATGATTTTCACCATCGCGCTCCTGTTGCGCCAGATCGAGTGTGAGACGGCAGCAACCAGTGCGGCGGTCGCGGTCGGAACGATTACAGGATTACCTGCCAAAGTGGCCAACCCTGCGACCAACTCCTTCGCAGTACCCGCCATTGCGATGAGACTTTCCGACGTGCGGACCGCTCGCGATAAGGATGTAAGAATTTGACCTCTCGCAACTGCGACCCACCTCTCGAGAGGGATCCCTATAGCCCAGATCCAGTTTACCGCTTTCATTAAGACTGCCGTCGACGCTGGAAGGATAGTTCCTGACACGAACACCTGCTGAACTCTATCCAGCAACGATGATGAGAAAGCCGACCTGGAGAATGAGGTCGAGTCTGCCCATTGACAGTATGTCGTCAGATGTTGATAGCTCGACCCTCGCTGTGCTGCACTCCAAGAGAGCTTCGCGGTATGAAGAGCTGTCATGTCAGCCGCATTGGGGTGCGTTGTGAGTCGAGCGCCGAACTCGTTCACACCTGCGGTCGCGGCGGATATCGGGGCCGCGAAGGCTGTGAACCCCGCAACATTGGCCGAATGTAGCTTTTCATTCATTGAAATTTAGCAGGTCCGATTTTTAGTTTTCCGTCGCCCCGGAACTCCAGAGAGCACCGTTGTCAGGCTCGGGTTGGGCGTTATGGGAAATGGTCATAAATGTTTCGTCACTCACAGTCACGTTTGTCTGGGTGCTGTCCGACTCGTCAAGCACAGAGGGAACCGGAGCCTAGCAGAGACCGCGCAAAGCGCGGACAACCATCCGGATCAGATGATTTCCATGCAGAGCGAAGATCCAGCGACCTAGCACCTACCAGCGGCATTTGACTAGCTCCCTCCGCCCGCGTTTTCTGAGGCCTGGCGGTTGTAGTCATTGACCGCCGTCACCCAATAGCTCAACTCTTCGAAGTCCATCGCCGCCAGCTCTGCTACTCCGAATCCGAAGTGAACAAGGGCCGCGAAGGCGCCGGCGGAGGGCCCTGAAAATTTGCGCCGGCCACCTCGGACTGCAGGGCCAGCACGTCGTTGAGATCCATCGCGAGGAGATCCTCATAGACGATCTTCTCGCCATCGATCTCGACCAGCTCCGCAATCAGCGCAAACACCACCGCGGTAGGGTCGCTCGAGGTACCAACCACTCGCTGCGCACGCATGAGGTCGCGCCCGAAGCCTTTACGAATGCTCGCGCTTCTGCCTGAGGGCAGAATCAGCAGGCTTCCGTCGTTCTGATCGGCTTGAGACGCTCCCTGAAGCCTTACGCCATTCACTGTTATCTCGTCGGATCTCATTTGCACTCACTCCTCGGTCGGGTCGACCTGAAACATCCTGACTGCCGGTCTAGTTCAGCCACCCAGGTTCGTTCGGAAGGTGGAAAGCTGGTCCACGCCGCCCACGACGTAAAGGTTTGCGAACACGTCATAGAGATAGATTTGGGTTCCCGCCACGTAAAGCTCGCAATGGTAAACGCTCACTGTGGAATTCGTTTCGACCATCGAGTGCTGCTTGAAATTGGCCGTGCCGGCGTCTTTGAATACTCCGGTCATCAGATACACGACGGGTAACTCGGCCGAACGCCCCTGGCTGGTGTACTGCTCGAGGCTGCCCATGACCTGGAACGAATGAGTTTGAAAAGGACTGGCAGCCATGGTTAAAGTCTCGGCATCGAAAGACGCCCACTTAAGCTTCGCCTCCAGCTTGTCCACCCCGCTCCACAATTCGGCGCTCCCAACCATCCCCAGGCCCTTGTAGTCGATCATGCGATGTCGCGGCTGAGGGATTTCGATTTCTTCCGCGCGGCCGAGGAATCCAACCCCATCGATATAAACATTGGCGTTGGAAAGAGAATTCACCTGAATATTCATCTAACTACCTCGATAGCTTCGCGGACGTTACTAGGAAGTGGCCGATGCGGAGGTGGTCACCGCATTGGTCTGACCGAGTTGCTGGAGCAGCGACACGTCGATAAAGGTCTGGAAGGTCAACCGCTCCGCGGGAGGAGGCGGCATCACATCGATGTCGAACACCAACTGGCCCGCGGAAACCTGCGCAGGAGGATTCTCGGTTGGATCATAGCTGGCGCTGCCCGCTACCAGGGCGCCACGCTGGATGAGAGTCCGGAGGAAAGCATTGACCGACGCCACGATTGCGATGATAAGAGCGTTGGAAATCGGCTGATCGATGAACTGAAGCATCGCCAGCTCGACCGACTCCTCGATGATGTCCATGGTGCGCCGCACGCTGATGAAATTGTCCGGCTCGGTATTGCTCGGAAATGCCGACGAGCGGTTTCCCCACACCCGCAGTCCCGTGCCGAACGCGTTGAACACCGTAAGAATCCCATTGGCGTTTAAATTGTTGACGTCCGAATTGGCATCCACCGCCGACGAATAGAGCTGCACGTCTGGTCCCAGAATTCCCTCGACCTCGACATTGGAAGGCGACCACCAATACCCATTGGCCAGGTCCTGGGCAGCAATCGAGCCTGCTACCCATGAGGAGTAGGCACCTACCGCAAGCGCGTTGACCTGCGAGGTCAGCGGGCTGCCAGTGGTGCTCAGAGTTACTCCGGTAGGAACGATCCCGCTGTCATAGAAGGTCTCCTGGGGATAGCAAAGGATGGCGCGCTTGCTCGAGGTGTTAAAGGCATTTCCCGAGGCGCCACGGTTGCCGATTGCGCTCGCAACCGGCGTCGCCGGCGGTGAATCGATCAGCGTAACCGCTCGAATGGTGTTCGCCATCGTGATTTCTGCCGTCGCCACGTCCGCAAACTGCGAGTATCCGGGTGCAATGAGAATCTTTGCGAAGAAGCCCATCGTCCCGTAAGTGGTCTGCAAGGCCTGGATTCCGGTATAAACGCCGCCGCTAACCGCTCCGATGATGTCAGAGTGCTGGACCTTGGTCGGATCGGCGTAGTTGAAAGCCACCAATACCGTCGCACTCGAGGCAATGTGACCTCCAGACCCGGTAGGAATGAGCGTGATTACTCCATTAACGGGGTCGAGAGTGTAATCCGTTCCAGCCACATAGGTGGTGCCGGCCGGATCGCTGGTAACTACCACATTCGACACTCCCATATGGCCAAGGTTGATTGCACCTTGAGCATTGAAAGGAAATGCGGTGGCCGCCACTGCGGTGAAGTGGCGGGTCGGATCGAACACATTCACTACGATTGCCTGGCCGGCTCCTTGATTCTGAATTGCGGCCAGCGCGTAGGGGATCGTGTAGCCGAGCACGATCGGCCCGAAGTTAGCTGCATCGAGCGACGATGACACCAGCGTTGGTGTGTTGACTGCCGGTGCGATCGCGGGAGTCTGGACTGCCCAGCTCGGCGCGGTCCCCACCAACCCGATGACCGCGGACTTTACCACTTTCACTGGCACCGGGCCGCTGTCGACTTCTATGATTTCTATTCCATGTAAAAAGCTTGCTGGCATTTTTTCACCATGTGTTTTGGGATTGAACTCCGGCCTGGACCTGTGACCACTATGCGAGCGGAGCGGATTCGCCCGCGGAAGCTACCGCCGCGTCGGCAAAGCTCCATGCGATGTTGACGGTGGCTTCGCTCGCAATTCCTCCCGTTGTCAAACGCGTAACGATTCCGTTTACCGGATCGAGTGTGAAGTCGGTGCCGACCACGAACAGTGAGCCACCTGAGGTACTGACTGTGAGTGTTATGATGTTAAGGTTGGGAAGTTGAACCTGATTCTGAGAGTTGAAGGTAAAGGGCGTCGCGCCGATGGTGACCGTGCTTTCCCCCTCAGCTTCCAGAGCCACTCCCCTGACGAAGAGCGGGAAGTCGCAGGTGGTCGAGGGCTCCACGGCCATCGTGATCAACGCCACGCTAAGGAGGTAGATCCACACCCCACCTTCAGTGTCGCGCTCAACGAATTTTTCGCGCACCATGAAAATCTTGCGCGCGCCGGGAATCCGGTATCCGGTCAGCGCGGCGCGGATCGCTTCCAGGATAGCGTACGCTCCGGGAGAGCTCCCTCCTGGAGGGCCGCCAACACTCCATCCCAGGTCGCGGATGAGTACGGTGACGTCGAACTCCATTTTGCGTTCCTGGATGATCGCCGCCGTGTCTTCGACTTGTCCGTAGTCCGATCCGCGATATACGACCAGCGCCGCGCCGATTCTATGCGTCAGGCGATAGCTCTTCGGGTTGTCGGGGAAGTGGACGATTTCGATCGCCGTCACCATCGCTTGTAGCCGAGCAACAATCGCCGTCTCGATAGTGTCGATGTCGATCGGAGTAGGCGGCGAAAACTGCTGCCCGACCCAGGGTGTGTCGAGAACCACTCCCATAGCCTAAAATCCCCTCATGGTCTTGCGGGTAAAGATGCGCACCGGTCCGATAATCCGCTCCGCGTCACGAGCTATGGCCGTCTCCTGACCATCGGCGCCAACACCCAGAGTCATCTCGCCGGCCGCGACCTTGCGCAACATCAGAAGCGCGTCGTCGTAGCGCCGCCGCGCATCGGCCAGGTCATGAATCGGCCGCAGCGATTGCAGGCGATAGATCGCGACGTCGCAGGCGAGCCGGTTCAGTACTTCCGGCACGTCGGTCAGGGGCAGCGCGAAGCGTCCTCCCAGGTATCCGTCGATCTCCACCGAGGCGTCATCCAGCGCCTGCTGCAGCACCGTGGTATTCACGGTAGTAACGGTCGGGTCTTCGTTAGTGAGTTGGACCAGGTCGCGATTGGGATAGCGATTGATGATGTCTTGTGGTGCCGCGTAACTCATGTTACTCGCTTCCTTGCCTAAGACAGGTACTCGCTCACGATCAGGTCTGCGCTGTTTCTCCAGATGTTAGTGGTAGATACGCCCGAGCTGGAGCCGGAGCCTGCCATAAATTCCGAGTTCAGCAACTGACGCGCCACTTCTTCGAGCGCCGGCGGCACCAGGAGGTAGATTCCTTTACCACTCGCGAGCGTCCCGAATGGCATCGCCGCGTCAGTCTTAAAGGAGCGCATCGCGGTGCGCGCCGCGCCGTAGTTGGTGGGATTCGAAAGGTCCTGGTTGCTCGCGTATGCTAACTGCCAGAGTCCGACTCCGGTGTTGGCGCGGCCGTCGACGCCGTAACGGAACTCGCGGCGATTGAAGACCGCTTCATCATTGATCGAACTCATCCGCGTTACCGCATACTCGCGGCGCAGCTGGAAAATGAACGGCCGGATTGCCCGCGACGCGTCGATCAGGAACCAGTACGGGCCCGAACCTGCGCTATTGATGTTGGAGGCGCTCGAGTCGGCGTCAGCTCGTCCCAGCGGACCTACCGGATGGGTCGCGGAAAAGAACGGCTGGCCGTCGTAACCGATAACGCTCGCCGGAGTCGTCACCGAGGTCTGGATCATCTGAAAGAGCAGCATGTCGGGATGCACCTTGGTATCCCATCCGAGCTGCTCGATGATCGGCTCGTAGACGCCGTAGGTGTCATCTTCGATATCGTTGCGATCGATGGAGACGGTGTCCTCGAAGTTGCGATTCGCGATGGTATAGGAATGAGCCTCGAGCGCCTGGATGACCCTATCTCCCAGCCATTCGCGAAATTTGGTCGTGCGTCCCAGCCATGGATAGGTACTGACGCGGCTGGA